GGGTTTTGTTGTAGGCGACGAATTAATCCAAGTTCATCGTCAAGCTTCTGCACGGCGACTACCGCTTTTTTTGCTGGAGCAATCATGCCGTCCTCAATCTCTTTACCGAAGATTTTGAAACCTTCCGCCCACGCTTCCATTGTTGTTGTTATTCCGTCTGCGCCGCTACTCATTCGACGGTCAATGTCCGCAAAATTCTCTAAAGTCATCCCTATCTCATTAAAAGTAACAGAAATGACTTTATCAAGCAATGATACATCTTTACTTGCAATACCAAGATCGGCCATATAATCAGCAAGTCGCTTGACCGCCGGAGCCGTGTCAATCGCAATCGCATTACCTAAACCCGTCAACACGGCTTTTAAGTCTGTGATCGCATCATTGGCCACCTCAACCTGTGCCGCCATATCACGACTGAAAGTGATCCCTAACCGGTCAGCCTCTGCCCGCACACCAGACAGGTCGCTTTCGAGCAGATTCAGCATCTTTGATCCAGTCCGACCAAACAGCTTATAAGCCGCTGCCGACTTTTCCGACTGGGTCCCTAACCTGCGAATCCCGGCGGCGATCCGCAGGAAAGACCTCTCTGGTGATTGGCCGATAATTTCGTCAAGCGATATGCCTAACGCCTTTAGAGCATCTTTTGCCTCGCCGCTACCCATCTTCACCTCGCCCAGCCGGCGGACAAACATCTCGATAGATTTATTAAACTCCTCCTGAGATGTTCCAGTTATTTTAGCGGCGTGGCCAAACGCAGACAAGAATTCTGTCGATACGCCAATTCTGTCGGACAATTTTGCAATGACATCAATATTATCCATTGACTTCTTCGTTAATGCAACAAGTCCAGTTATCGCCGCTGCACCGGCGGCGATACCGAACCGCTTCACTTGTCGCATCACACTACCCACCTTGTCGCCAAAGGAGTCTATCGCCCGCTTAGACTTTGACATTCCTTTCGTGAACCTGCCAGTATTAGCAACCAGATTTACAACAACTGAGCCAGCAGTAGCCATCAGCAGAATCCTTTCAGCATATTTTTCATTTGGTCATCGGTCATTGGTTCTTTCTTTTCAAACTTCAATATGAAATCTTCCAGTTTCGGCTTATGTCCCTTCTTCATGTGCGGAGCCATTAAGTTCGCCGTCATCAAAGCGAACCTTAAATCCTGCCTTGCTTCACCAAACGGCTCGATCGCATAAAACGCCTGCCACTCTGATAACTCTTTACTGGACATCCTGAACAACAACTCTTTTACGGTCATACCCAAATGGGCAGCTAATCTAAAATAGAATCGCCTGTTTGGGTTTTCGGTGAGTTTTTTTCCAATTCCTTGACATCCTCCTCGCGAAGTCCACAAAGACGCTGGCATACTGCAAACACAGCGTCTAGCGCTTTCGATGACTTCTTGCCAAGCAGGACAACATCAGATTCTTCAAACAAAAGATTGCCCTCGTCGTCAACCAGACACTTCGCAACAAGTCTGGCTCTTAGATTCTCGACGATTTCGCCTGAACCAAGCCCCACGACCTGTTGCTCAAATCTATCCCTGTCGTAGCCGGGCAAAGTTCTCACTAACACATCGCCACCCCACTCAGGGACGGCGACGACCTCAGTTACAAGGTCATCAACTTCAAGTATCTGTTCCTTCGTAAGCATCAATTTTCCTTTCTATGCGACATCGGTATAAACTGGGCCGCTTGTGAATTTGATTGTAACTGATTGAGTAATCTTGTCATCTACAGGGATAGCATGGCTCAGGTTAGTTATGAAGCCGTTTGTCACCCATGTTGATGTATCTGGGAATGTGACCGTCCACACCTCAGTCGTTCCAAGCAGAAACGCCGTGTGAAGATTGTTCGCCGTGCCACCGCTTGACCCGTCATAGTTAATTTCAGCTGTTAATTCACCTGCATCATACAGCCCAGCAATGAACTCTCTCGCCTTGTTCGTCGAGTCCATTGTTGATATGTCTATTGCATCTCGTGACATATCTGGGCCGGAAATACTTATGATATTCCCGACAGCACCGACAGTTCCACCCGCCAGTGTCGTTTCGTGTCCATGAGTTCCTTTGCTTGCCATGATTAATCTCCTAATCGTTGTACCAAATGTGAAAATCTATTGCTTTTATGTACCTCCTCAGCTTGTCTGTGCCGGGCTGTACATCCATTAAATCGTTTTCGTTAATCATATGTGAGCACTGGATGACAACCGTGCCAACCGTGCCACTGTAGCTGTCCAATACGCCCCTGAGAGCGTCTGATATTCCACGCAGTTCCGTGTAAGTGTCAGCGACCACTGTAAGCTGCCATCGGCTTGGGACCATATCATCTGTCGCCGCTAAAGTGTGCTGCCTTGGTCCTGCTATCTGGGTATAGTAAACCGCAGGCAGTAGTGTGTTCTGTGGTATAATCTCTGGATAAATCCGGCTGGATATTAGACCGGAGACAGTGGGGTCCCATCTTAGAATATAAAAAATCGCTTCTTCTATTTCTGTTGGAATGCCGATCTCCTTAACCACCACATCGTCAATAGATGCTGTGTCCTCATAACTCCCACTTCCTCTAAGGGTTATACGCTCCGATGAACCAGCAATAATTGTTTCTGTATGAGTACCTACCGTGCTTCTCATTGTCCCTGTAACACCAGCAAGGATTGGGGTTATAGATGCGCCAGACACAGCTGTGATGTCAAAAGACACCTGATAAGTATGGCCATTGACTACTGAAACACTACTGTAAATGCAATCAACTCCATCACCAATCGTATTAGTTCTAAGATAGTGGGCTTTGCCGTCTGCGATACCACCGCTTGCCGCCCAATTAAACTCCTCTGTCCAACCTGTGGCGTCGTCAAAATCACCGTTGGTAACTAATTCTGGTCCAAGCACGCTCATATCTTTGCCGCCCTTTCAATCGCCTTGACCATCTCTTTCGCTAACTTCGCCGCCAACGGTCGCCGCTTTGCCTCGTACGCCTCCCGCTTGAACGGGATGGGTGATGTTACCTTTACACCACCAGCGTCGTTAGCAGCCGCATGGCCGTACTCTATGGCATTTGGGATGTAAGACCGAACCCCGTTGGCATCGGACACAAACGCATCAGTTGGCTTAATGATAACTTTTGCCCCATAACTACCACGCTTCATCTTCGTCATCGCTCTGACAGCCAGATTTTTGGCAATCAAAGAACCCATCATACCACTAACCATCGTAATAGCGTTAGACTTGACAGCGGGAAGCATGACATCTTTCTGTGCCTGCCGTGTTTCTGTGCGTGCAATCTTAGCCGAGTCTTTACGCTCCAGTTTATGGAGCATCTTCTCGACCTCTTTAGCACCAGTTACTGTGATACCAATATTCACTTAACCTCCTTCAATAGCAAAATTTGGTAAATATTACGCTCGTTGAAATTCTGTATATTCGCGATCTCAAAAACTCTTGAATCATACAAAATCCTATACTCCGTCGTCAATGAAGAATAATATCGAATCACTGCCTTATAAGTGATCTCCTCACTAATCTGCCGTGCCTGTTCCATTTCACGGCCACTGACAGGCGAAAGAGCCCCCCACACAGTCGTATCGGTGGCATAGGACGAAGCAACCTCGCCCGTCGCACCCTGACTCTGGGTTTCGACCTGTAATGCTAAACGATGTCGGAGTCTCCCTGTGTTCATACGGTCATATTCCTGTCAAACAATAAACTTCTTGCCGCAAACAGCATAGGTTCAAGCTTGGTCTCAGATAATTCTTCTCGATGCTCGTATAAATGGGCAACGATCAACTTTATCGCCGCACACACTCTGGCAGGGATAGCCGTCGCACCAATTAAATGCGTCCCTGTCCCAGCGTCAGTTGTTGTGATCGCAGCACCGCCATCAGTCGCAGACAGCTTTAGAGTTAACCCAGACACATCTCGCACCCAATAGGTTGTTGATTCGGCTAATTCGGCGGGCAGATCACCCTGATCGGTCACTAACAAAACCGTGTCCCCGTCAGACAAGATTGCTTCGTTTACAGTCAAAGTGTCACCGGAACATGTAAACTTTGTCATGTAACCAGATTTATATGTGATCGTGACAGCGTTAAGCTCAGATCGAGTCATCGGCCATGTCTGATTATATGCCAAATAAATATACCCCGGGTCTGAATGCGTGTCTATATCGTAAATATCTGTCGAAAGCGTCTGTGTATCACCGTCATCATCTATATAAGTAATCGAGTCCACCGAAATTAGTGGAGGATACGGCAAACACACATCGAAAAGCGAATCCATCTTGAGCGTATAAGTCCTCACGCAGTACGATTTGCCTTCATAATTCTCGCATGACTGACGAGCAGACTGTATCAGACCTGCAATCAGAACATCATCATCGTTATGGTCAACTCGCAAATGGAGTTTCGCCTCCGTCAAGCTCACCGGCTCAACCGTCGGTTCATTCGTTATTTTTGTATACATAATCAGCCTTAACGGGCAGGAGGCCGAAACCCCCTGCCCTGCTAAAGTTAGTCAGTGATCGCCGTCGAAGCCGCCAGATACCTTGCACCACTCAGAATGTAAGTAGCACTCAGTACCATATTGGCCGCGTCACCAGCGGTAACAGCCAAACAGTCAAAACCGGAAGATAACTCGTTTGCCTCAACCTCGATAACATACAAGAGGTTCTTGGCGTCAGTTGTGTCGGTTGTGAAAGTGTTTGATATTACAGCAGTCTCAGTCAATGCGTCTGTCGCCGCTGTGTCCGTGTTGGCCCACATCTTCGTCAGAGTCAATGTCTGGGCATTTGTACCAGCAACCGCCGTGGCTTCGGATACCGTGATAGCCGAACCTGTAACAGTGCTGCCGTTGTCCACCGAAAGTATTATCGTCAAATGCGAGAAATCTTTCATGCTCACATAGTCGGGCGTACTTGTTGATGGCGTAACCGGAGCAAGCCCGGTTACGATTTTGGTTGTATCTACTAATCGTTTTGCCATTTTCATGGTCTCCTTACGCTCTTGCGGCCAATTTTACAAAGTGGCTCAAAGTACTAGAACCCTTAAACGGCGTAATTGCAGAGCTGAGCCAAGTCTGTCCATCGACTTCAAAAATGAAACGAAAAACTGTCTCATTGTAGTCAAATCGCAGATGGATGCTCATTGCAGATTCTACGCCACCACGTAAACCAGCAACATACCCCTTCATGTCAGCAAGGATGATGTCGCCTGCATCGCCCAATGTGGGGCAATAC